TAATCTGACCATAAACCTGTTTTTACCTTATTTTGAAATGGTTTATAATTATAAGTTTCCATTTCTTTTAATAAAGAATTTTTATCATATTCTAATTGGATGTGTTCAATATAATCGTTCATGCAACTTCCTTTTTCATTTTACACCTATCACCATGATATCTACCATAATGCATATCAATAAATTCTTTATTACAGTGAGGACAGGTTTTTCTAGGTCTATTAGAATAATGTTTCTTTGAAGCTTCTTTGAGTTTATTCTTGGTTTCTTCAGAAGGTATATTACCGCTAGCATGATGTGGGTTTTTTGAGTAATATTCCTTCATTCTATTAGAGATTTGTTCTTTTTCTTCATCCGAATATGATTTTCCAAATCTAGGATTATTTTCTCCAGTAGCAAGTTTTGACATTAATTGTTTACTTTGATCGCTATGTTTCCAGCGTTTGCCATAAACACCATTAAACTCTTTTGGTCCTGATCCTCCACCACCTATAACGCAATTGTAAGTTTCTGGATCGTTAACAAAATCTTCATTTACAATCTCTGCTTCTTTCGTAAATGCCTCTTCTAAGGAAGAAAATTCTTCAAGTATTTCTTTCCGAAAGCTATTCTTACCATATTTCTTAATAGCCAATTTTAGAAATTTACCGGAACCTAGATAAGTTTCACGCTCATCTTCTCTTGAAGATACGCCTATATAATACTTACCATTTTTAATATTTGTCGTTTTATACAGATATGCCATTTTATTACCTATTATAAATGTTGTTGTTATATTTATTTATAATAGATCCGTGCTTCTGCCAACAGAATTTTAAAATATTTTACGCAACCTCAAGCGCTTGGGCTTCTGCCAATAGATTACGCATATTTAATTTCAGTTTATCCTTATCTAAATCCGTATCCACTGCATCAACATAGCTATCGAGCAGCTCACTGGTTTCTTCCAGCGAAATGGATTCATCTTCTACATTTTCACCCATGAACTCGTTAAAGTTCTCGGCGATCTTCAGATCATGGATCTTCTGACTTTGTATTCTATCAATAAACCGATCAAATGTAAATAGGTCTGACTTGTTAATTACCACAACTTTTACAAATTTATTATCCAAGTGGGCAGTGTCAAACATGCTGTAGTCTACCTTCGAATCATCGTAGACAATACGTTCGAAGAGTGTATGTGGATTCACGATCTTCTCTAGCTCGCGTGTCTCCGTGTCCAGTACATGGAAACCTTTCTGATCGCCAGCATCTGACCAGAAAAACTCCAGCTGTGTACCAAGATAGTGGATGTTATCACGTTCTGAACCAACGTGGAAGTGGCCAGAGATTACCTTTTCAAATCGTGAGAAGATACTGTGGTTTAGACCATGGTGTGATTGTACACCACGTAACACATCGAACCCTTGTAGTTCTAAGTGCCCGCCAAGCCAGTCTGCTTTACAGGTGTTGATAAACTGCATTGATCGGTCGTAGTTCTCTGGTGCGATCCAGGGGAGGAGCGCAAGCTTAAAACCATCCAGATCGACAACACTGGGTTCCATGTGGATAGTAACTTCGCCCATGTAATGACCGAGGAGTTCTTTGAGTGAGTTGAGTTCGTTGGTGTTTTTGTATGCACAATCGTGGTTACCAGGAATAACGTGCATATGAATACCATATTCACGTAGCTTCTGAAGGAAAGATTTACGAAAATTTCTTAAAGCTTTAAATTGAATAAATTTACGATTATCGAACACATCGCCAAGGTGAACGATACGACGAATATTATGTTCCAAAAGATAAGGAAAAAATACATCGCTATAGAATTTTTCTGCATTATCGAGAAATACGTCGCTGCTATTGCGGATACCAGCATGAGTGTCATTTAGGATTGCTACCTTCATTTAAAGATTTCCCCCAGATCGGAATCAGAGCTAGACGCCGCTAGGTCACGCTTCTTACGCTCTTTCTTCTTCTCTTCTTTTACGATCACGTCAAAGTAAGTATCTTTCTCTTTGAGCTGATCGATCTTGCCCTTCAGCTGGTCAACAAACATATGTGCAGCTGCAATCGATTCTTCATCAGCATCAGCCAATGCAAACTCATCGAACGGGCTCTGGGAGATATACTTCATCTTAATATCTTGCTGTTTCTTTTCCTTTGCAATACGGCGCAGGAAAGCATACCAACAGATCTGGGTAAAGTATGCAAAGGCGTTTGGATTACCAGATCGTGTGGCAGCATCGATATTGTAATTGCTAATTGCTTTCAGACAGTTCTCAACTGCATCCATTACCATTTCTTCACGATAGGTGTAACGGATAAAGTTCGACTTGTGCGATAGTCCTTCAGCAATCTTGAGAAAGGACATAGCAATGTAATCTGTTACTTTTGGAATTTCTTTACCGTCCACTTCAGCAGCTTTTACAGTGCGTACGTAATCTACCACTGCCTGACTGAAGTCACGGTTGTTGACGTAATGTGGTTTATCTTTAGGTTTCATAATATACTCCTAGCGTATGTTACTGATTATAAATCAGAGTCAGAGGATTGTAAACATATTTTTTATGGGGGGTGTGACAGTTTGGGGGATTTACATTTTAGAATTTCCCGATATAATATAAAAGACCTTTATGGGGAGGGTGATATACTAATGTAACTTCGGCTTAAACTTAACAATCCGTTCATCTTTTTCCTCATCTTCTTTTACCATTTTATCGAGGAAGTCTTCAGCTGAAGATTGTTCTTTCTCACGTTCTTCTTTACGAAATGCCTCTATATGACGTATATATTGTTCGATTACATTTGCATGTGGATTTGTCATACAGATTACCGATGCAGAGTTCAATAGCAAGATGTGTGCTGGATCATATACATGCATCATGAATGGACGGAACGTATAGTAACGGAATCCATTCTCAAAGTCTTCCTGGGAGATTAGACTATAGGCAGCACGAATAACGAATGCCTCGCCGTCTTCGTCGTCATATTGTACATCAACAAGATCACACAGGATCTCTTCACCGCCCAACAGTTTCATTTGTTTTACATCAGTCATTTGAGATCCACCTCATAAATTTTATAATCAAATTCTTGTTTTATATACATCTTTACACGTTCGGCCGAGTGTTCGAGAGTGTAGTTCTTTCGACCTTTCCAGTGCAAGTCATCAGCAATATCATATAGTTTTGCGATTGATCCGTCATCACTTTTACGGAGACCTCGTCCAATCGACTGCAAGACTCTAATTTGTGATTTGCTAGGAGAAGCAAAGATAATGTTATGTAAGTTCCTAATATTGATCCCAGTAGAGAAGGTACCAAGGCTAGCAACAATAATAGCATTCTTTTGTCCTTCTACGATCTTACGAATGGCTTCACGGTCACTTGTATCTGTTTCACCTGACACAAAGAATACCTTGCGATTCTCGTGTGCTTTATCACGAATCATATCGAATAATGGTTTACCGTGCTTATCTACAAAGTTAAAAAGTACCAGACTATTACCTTCAAGATCCAAAGCGAGATTAGTAATGAGCTTATTACGAGACTCATTTCTAACAATGTAATCCAGTTCCGCCTGATAATCTTGTTTACCCCAATTCCTACGAACCTCTTCAGGATGCTTTAATAGCAACATAGTAATCTTAAGCTTCGATAGAGTATTCTCATCCTGAAGCTTTTTCGTGGTTGTCACATTATATATCTTTCCGAAAAGCCCTTGTAATACGAGCTCGTGCGTCTGCGAGCCGTCGAGAGTACCAGTTGTACCCCAACGATATTCCGCTTCCTTGCACTTATCCATAATAGTGGTGAGAGACTTTGATTTAAAGCCGTGACATTCGTCACCAACGACAGCACCAAATTGTTCAAACCATTTCGGTGGTAGTTTGTATATTGACTGCCAAGTTGAAATGACGACGTCTTTGTCGGTGTCTTTATCTCGTCCAGAATAAATCCTATGGACGACGTCCTCGGCTGGCATTCCATAGTCTGCGAAGTCGTTGTACATTTGCTCAACCAGCGAAGTTGTTGGTACAATAACGAGGACTTTCCGATTTGCCTGCCGTAAGTGACAAAGGTATCTTTGGACAAGCGTGTAGATAATAAGTGATTTACCAGAACCTGTAGGGGAGATAAGTACGGCTCTTTTTCGGTGTAATCCCTCACAGACCGCATCGAACTGATAGTCTCTGATCCCAATCGGCTTCCCTCTGGATTGTAACTCAAGCCTATCAATAAACTCCTTCATCTCAACTGGATCAATATCAGCCTGTGCATCAGGTCGACCGTAGTAGTTGTTATGCTCTACTTCAATCTTATAGTTACGCGGCTTTGCGAACTCTTTTAAGAATGGATATAAACCTACAGGTAGTTCCATCTTATTAATATTAAACAGACGGATCTTTCCATCCCACACCCGATTTTTGTATGCAGGCATAAATTTGTAACCAGGCACGAAAAAGGAAAAGAATTCACTGAGTTCATTCGCGATTCCAAAGTCACATCCAACGTGCATTACAGAGTGATTTTTATTTTTAACTTTGAGTATGTTCATGACAATATATATAAATAGAATAAACCTAATTAAAAAAAGGGGTTAAAATGCCTTATAGAGTAATAGCTAAAATAATGAATATTACCGGGGTTAATTATAATTCTTGGGAAGAATTTAAACCTGTTTATCATGAGTATTTAAGTGAAGAAGCCCGAATAAATTTTATTACTAACAAAGGCGCAGAAATAGGCTTGGATTCTGAAAGTATTCAATCTTTAGAGAATTTTTTAACAAATCCTATCATGACTGTGGAATGGGATAACCTTACTAATACAGCTACCATAACTGCTGATTGGCCTAGTAAAGAAGTATATGATATGTTTGACCTATGTAAATCTTATATGATCCCAATTAATGCTTCAGTTGATATAATAAGTAAAGAAATAATATAATAAACTAAGTTATATTTAAGCCCCAGCTTCAAACATTCTCCATTTAATCATATTACCGATAGTTTGGTGGCGCCATTTAATATTATCGACGATTTCAGTTAAGGTCTCTACTACAATTTTCCATTGCTGGATTTTTAGTTCAGATTTCTGAATATCTATATCGGCATCATAGTAATAATCCATTTCGCCTTTTAGCACCTTTAAACCTTCGAACGGATCGAACTCCCAACCACGGGCCTCGATCTGTTCTTTTGTCATCTTACCATTATAGTAAAGCCACTTGTCTTTTAATAGAACTTTCTGTTCCATCTCTGCCCGCTTTAGCTGCATCTTAGCTTCTGATAGTAACGGCAAGTATTTTGCATGCAGCATCGGCGACTGACGAGATGCTTCGTCGAGTGAGCTGTTATCGATCTTGGAATCTGTTTCCCACATCTTCAGAATAGTGTCAAGGTATTTCATAATATCTCCTACAAGGGATAATTTCAAAATATCTCCCGTAAGAGATATTTTACTCTACAGAGTAATTTTATCATATTTACTCTACAGAGTAAATTATTCTGTGATAGTAAATGTAGTATAAGCGAATGTGATAGGGAACGTAATATACTGTACGGCATCTGCGGTAGATTGGAAGTTCACCGTACCAATGTTGATTGGGAAGGTGTCTTTATATCTGATAGTATCTATCGCATTGTTATGACTGCTTAAAACCATCAGACTAATATCGTATACACTTACGTCCTGATTAGCTGAAGTAAGGGTGTTTGGCGATCTATAACGATCTTGTACAGTGCTTGTTAGCCAGCTGTGCATTTCTTTATAGACATTCATATTCTCGTCCATAATAGCATCAATCGTAAGTGTGCCATACTCTAACTTATCACCAGGCAGCAGTGCATTAACACCTCGGAATTGTGCCACTGCTGGCGCTACGCTCAGATCCGGATGCTGTACAGATTGTGCAAAGAATTCTAAGTTCTTAAATCTCTTCCTAAGCACCACGACTTTAAAGCCAGTTGG